TCCGGTCAAATCCTACACGATTACCGTCGAGGATGTCCCCGATTGGGTGTATCCCAATGAAGCAAAGAAGTCCGCCTACATCAAATGGATCGAAGAGCCAAAAAAACGCCGGGATTTCCGCATGCTGGCCGAGGGGGAGTCGCGGTTCTACGGTAAATGGCACCGGACCCAGGGTAAATTGTTCGATCAGGTCACCGAAGAACTCCATCTCATCGATGATTTCGAGATTCCGCCCGAGTTTACCCGCTATAGGGCGGTGGATCACGGTCTAACCAACCCTTTTGGGATGTTGTGCGCCGCCGTCTCCCCTCCCAGTTGGTTGTTCAACGGCGTCCGGTACGACGAACCCTTCCTTTTCATCTACCGCGAGATGCTCCAGACGGCTTCCTCGGTTGGAGAGATCTGCAGGCTCATTGTAGACTCCTGCGGGAACCAACGAAAGAGGATGGGGTCCATCGAATCCCAGGCCGCCATCATTTCCAGGTACGAAGAGGAGATGATCTCGGAGCGATTCCACCTCACCGCACTCGATTCCAGAAGTATGGCGAATAAAGACCCCTCGTCGGGTATTGTCCTAGGGGATTTGTACAAGCTACAGGGATTAAGATGCACCGCCGCCTCCGGTAAGGACGAGAGAGGGGCCATCGACATCGTCAGAGAGTACTTCGCGCCGGTAGAAGGACAACACCCTTTCAAGCCGAACCTCGAGGTCAGGCCAAGGACGTTCATCTTCCGCTCCCTAACTAACCTCTGGCGTCAGATCGTATATTACCAAGAGCGGCGTCAGAGATTGGCCGATATCAACAAGCCAGAGAAAGCACACAAGAAGGACGACCATCTCGTTGACTCTCTGAAGTATTTAGTGCAGATTCCCCCAAGGTACGTGGAGGGAACGTGGTCTTTTGACGGAGACTACGAAGAGGAAAAAGAACCTCGGGCGTACTACAAGAGAAACAAGTATACAGGTTATTGATGATCAAACCCATAAATGACTTCGTTCTGGTTCGTAAGTGCATCAACGATCACGTACGCAAGGAAGATGGTAGCGTTCTATTGTACAAAACCGACTTCTCGTACGATACTACTAACTGGGCCGAGATCCTAGATGCTGGCAATAAATGTAGCGACACCATCAAGGGGATGGTGGGGTATCTGGTGCAGTGTCCCGAGTTTGTGCAGGGTATGCACTTTGTGGGCGATGACTGCTGGGTCGTGCGTGAGCAACTGTTGAACAGAAAGGAACTGGCGGGCGTCGCCATCAAATATGATTAAGCTATCTCCAGAGGCGCAAGCCAAGATCAAGAGTGTTCTGCAGAGCGAGTTCGACCTTCAGAAGACGGCCATGGAGCCGTGGCTGGATACGTGGGAAGTCGCGGATTACATGTATCGCTGCGGTCAGAACGCAGACACACGTGGGTCAGAGAACTCCCGTGGTGCCAATGACGATGATGTTTCCGATGTAATGGCCCAGACCGGATCTACCATTTTCTACCGCCAGACCAACCAGAAGGCGGCGCAGGGTGTGGCTGTGGAACGCTCCCGTCCCTCACCGTTCAAGTATGAGGCCATCGTAAACGAGGATATCTTCAACTCCATGGAGGAGGGGAAGCAGCAGGCGCGTCAGTGGAACATGCTGGCCCGCTGGACGCTGAAGAAGGACAAGTGGTCCATCAAGGGTGCCGACTTCTGGATCGCCCTTCGTAAGTACGGCAACTACCCCGTCATGATCCGCCAGCACCGTCTGGTGAAGGATATGAAGTACCGCACGCCCCAATACTCACAGATGGTAGATGAGCAGGGCAATGTCACCGCAGTCCAGACTGGATGGAATGAATCGTCCGGTCAATTCATGGTCGAGAACTGGCCCTCCATTGAGCCTATCGCCATCGAGTCTGTAGTGGCTGATCCCTACATCAACAACCTCCAGGACCAGGACTTTGTGTTCGTTGTGGGCAAAGCCTCCCTCAGCCACATGTACGACCAGGTGCGGTCTGGGTATTACGATGAGGACGCGGTTAAGGAAGTGCGCGAGCGCATCGGGAAGTGGGATGGCTCCACCAACGCCGAGATGATGATGGAGCGCATCGACAACCAGGGTCTAGAGTCGGCCAGCATCACGCGCTCTAGCCAGTGGATGAAGTACGACTGCTTCGCTCGGCTGACGATCAATGAGAAGGGCGAGGATGATCCCGAGATGGAGCCAGTCCTGTACATGATCACCATCATCGGCAACACAATCGCTGGTGGTGAGATTGTCTACATTTCAGAGAGTCCGTACGACTTCGACCCAGACGGCGAGATTCCTTTGATCATGGTCAAGGGTCAGCCGGATGATTCGGACCTGCTCTACCACATGAGTCTGGCCCAGGCGATCCGCTCCAACTACTCGGTAGAGTGCACACTGAAGAACCAAGCCATCGACAACATGGGATTGGTGAACCGTCCCCCCATGGTAGAGAGAGAGGGTGCGGTGCGTGGACACGACCGGACGTTCAAGTCCGGGGCGGTGTTCCGTGTGGATGATATCGAGCGTTCCATCAAGGAGTTCACGGTCAGGGATACCACCCTTTCAACCGTCAACCTCCTGAACTACATCAAGGAAGACACCAAGCAGGCGGCTTCCACCGATGCCAATATGATGGGAGAAGGTTTGGGTGGCCGGACCTCATCCGCTGAAGCCACCAACGTGTACCGCAATTCCGTGCAGGCCCCCCTTATGGAGGTCAACTACGTGACGCAACAGCTCTGGGGCTGGGTCGCACGGAAATACGTATCGTACTGGAAGAACTTCGCGGCAGAGGGGCAGATCGTCTCCATCACCGACGAGAACGAAGAACTCACCATCCAGCCCGAGAACATGTATGGGCAGTTCGACGTAGAGGTGAACATCGCTGACGAGTTCGAGGACGATCTGGTCATGCGCCAGCAGGTGTGGGACTTCATGAACCTTGTGGGTCGAAATCAGGTATTCCTGCAGTTCATTGATGTCCCAGAGCTTCTCAAGGCATATAAGCAGCGGGCCAAGATGAACGGTAGCTTCATCCGCGTTCCCCAGCGTGAGGACGCCGTACAGGTGGCCCAGATGGAGAACAGCCTCATGCTTTCTGGTCAGTACGTCCAGCCCAAGCAGGGCGAGGACATCGACACCCATCTGGCGATGCACAAAGCGGAGGAGATCCGCTACAAGGGCATGGAGGACAAGTTCCCCACGGCTAGACTGATTACCCAGCACATCGCAGAAACCCAGCTGATGAAGAACGCCATGATCGCCCAGATGAACCAGCAGGCGTCAATGCCCGCCCCGTCTGGCAATCAGACCAACGGAGAGGTGGCGGGTAACGAAATCGCCGCAGCCCTAGGTGCACAGCAATGATATCAGGCCGTGATCATGCCGCATATTATGTGATGTGCCAGCGAGATTACGCATATGTAAACGCCCTGATCGAAGAGAAGAAGCAACTTATAGAGCGGGAGATCTGCGACACAGATAACGGTGATGAGCGGAACAGGGGATTCCGTGATGGGCTGAGATGGGTGTTAAACCTAAAAGAGTCGCTTGCTAAAGATCTAAAGATCGGAGAATAATTTGACAGATGTTGTATAGGCAGTAACCTATACACAGTGAGGAAACATAAATGAGCGAAAAGCCGGAAGATTCAGTGGAAGACCCCGCGTTGGCGGACTCGTCGGAAACTCCAGAAGGCGGTAGTGGTGTTGCGGAAGATCTTCCTGATGACGTGGAAGTTCTGAAGCAGCGGTTGAAAGATACTCAGAAGGCGTTCCATTCGACGCGTGAAGAGCTGTCCAAGACGACGAGGGAGCTGGACAAACTGTCTGGTAAAGTCGAAGTCCTGGCCAATCAGAAAGCGCCGACTGAAGCCGAGATCAAGGATTGGCTTGAGGAGTTCTCTGACGAGGACATCCAGGCAAATCCTGCGAAGAACAAAGAGATCATCAAGAAGCTGCGAGGCGAACTTGGTGGCGTGTTCAAGGCTCGGGATGAATGGCTGATGAGTCAGGTGAAGACGATGATCGACAAGTCTCGATCGATGCAAGACATCGACGTAGAGGCTGTCGAGAAGCTGAAGGCGGACCCTGATTATGAGGGGTTCTCGGAAGAGCAGTTGGCGGTTATTGCCAAGAAGACTGCAAAGCCCGCCCAGAAGCTGCCGCCGTCCATCGGTGGCCGCCGACAGGGGTCGTCAGCAGAAGTGTCGGATATCACCAAGCACCCGTTGTATCAGAAAATCTATGGAGATGAAGGATGAGAAAGCCAGCACCCGCTATTGAGATCGGATTTGCGGACAACCGTAATGAGATCATTAAGTCGCTTGACGAAACCAATCCCGAGTTTGTTCACGGTTTCGCTGGTAGCAACTTGTCGGTTGCCCAGTTAAACGCGAAGAAACTTGAGGTCGTGATGGGCAAAAACGGCGAGCCCCTCATGCACCATGGAGATTTGGTTGTACGGACTGATCGGAAACTTGCAGATGAGAAGGCCAAGGCGGAAGCGGCGGCGTCTCGCAAGCAGGTTGAAGCAGTCGTAGAACCTGAACGCTCTACAGTATTCGCCAATGCAAAGAAACAGAGGGAATAAATATGGCCTTTACTGGCATTGTAATGAATCCCCGCGTCGTTGTGCAGGGTGGTGCGGTCGTCAAGGACAACACCTACAAGGCTAACGCTGCGGGTTCGCGGACGGCTTGGAAAGCAGGAGATATCCTGACCAAGAACGATAACGGAACGGTCGAAATACTAGCTGATCAAAACGGCAAGAAGCCTGTTCTTATGGCTCTTACTGACTGGGAAGACTCGGCTACGCCCGACCAAAAGAACTACAAGGGCGACGTTTACGTCCCCGTGTTGGAGCTGGCTCGCGATACCGTGTTGCTCGCTCAGTACGACGTTACTGGAGGTGCGACTCCTTCGCAGGCGCTTATCGGCACGAAGAAGGACTTTTCATGCGTAAGTGGAAAGTTCTCCGTTGACTCGACGGCTGATCGCACAATTCCACCGTGCGAGATCGTTGACATCTGGGCGAACGCGAACTGGTTCCGCTCGGGAGACAACGAGGCTGGCGCATACGGTCTTGTTTTATTCAAGATCAATCCTGCCATCTTCGACGAAGCCAACACGGGCGCAAGCTCCTAAGAAAGGATTATAGAACATGGCAACATTGACTGCGGCAGCTAAATCCCGTTACTCGGCGGCTAATCCGGGTCTTCACACGCCCGAAGCGTTCGAGGCGGTACTCCAAAAGGGTTTGGACGAGGTCTTCAAGCGGCGGATGGAAATGCCCATCGAGGGCATGCAGCTCTATCGCAAGAAGCCCACCAAGCAGCAGACGCTGAAGTTCCAGTCGTACTTCGGTCTCGGGGCGGTGTCGCAGAATCGCGACGCGGACCAGATTCCGTATGACGAGATGGGCCTTGGCTTCGGTCAGGAAATCTCGACCAACATCTTCCGTGGCGGTATCGCCATTGAGAAGCAGTTGGAAGAGCTTGAGCTGTACGGCACGATCCGTGACCTGCAGAGCGAACTCGTCGAGTCGTACCGTTTGGCCCAAGAGCTGGTTGCTGCTGACGGCATCAACCGCGCGTTTGGCGATTCGGGCGCTCCGTTCCTCTGCGAGGACGGTCTGTACCTGATCGACGCTGATCGTCCCCAGCCCTATGCGGCTGCGGGTACGTGGAGCAACGTAGAGGCGAGCACGACGATTACGGCGAGCGCGTTCTACCAGGCTCAGCTGAACTACGCGGCGTACCGTGATGAGCGTGGCAATCTTCGGCCCTTGCAGCTGAAGCGCATCATGATCCGTCCGACGGATGAGCTGGCGGTTTGGGAGATCCTCAAGTCCGACCTGCGTCCGTCTGATTCGATGAACGCGAAGAACTTCCAGTTCGGTCGCTTCGAGTATACGGTCTACAACTACATGACCACCGCGCAGGTGTTGTTCATGGCGGGTGAGGCCAGCGACTCGATGAACGAGCTGTACTGGGTGGATCGCGTGCAGCCCGAGATCGAGACGTGGAAGGATGGCGTCAATCCTGATATCAAGCGGCAGCGCATTCGCGGTGCCTTCGGTATCGGTGCTTGCCGTCCGCACTTCTGGCGTGGCGCTAAGGTTCTCTAAGAGAGACCAAGCGACGGCGGCAACCGTTAGAAAGATGTGGCTCTCCCCCTTGCCGGGGGGAGGGCTTCAATCGGGAGCAGAATATGATTGATGTACTTAAGAAGCTCGCGGCTGTCGTTGTGGTTATCTCTGCGTGCACCTTTTACGGTCTCGCGGTGAGCCCATCCTCCAACACCATCTGGAACCTAACCAATGGCAAAGGCGGAACGAACGACCTCGTGCAGATCGACAACAGCGGCAATATCAAGGCCGACGGAAGCATCACTGTAAAGGGTGCGTCTACGGCCGGTTCGCTGACGTTGACCAACGTGGCTACGTTTAGCGCGACGGCTGGGAAGGTCCTGGTCGGTACGAACATTGGTGCGAACCTGACGCTGACTATTGACACTAACAAGATCAAAATTGTTAATGGCATCATCACGGCAGTGAACGTGCCGAATCTGTAAGATAAAGGGGTGGGGAGGGCAACCTCCCCTTCTTTCTATGAAATACATTGCATTCCTTCTTTTATTCGTTTCGGTGTCGTTCGGTTATGAGGGGGCTACGCTCACCATTTCCGGGCTGACGACTAACACGGCCAATACGGTCGTGACCAACGGCATCAAGTCTCGCGGCAACGTGGTGTCGCTCTCGTTCTTCACGCAGGGCGGAAGCGCTACGTGTACGGTCAAGACGGTGGCTGGGGCTGGGCTTT